CACCACGCAGGACGACCCAAGCGGCACACCGACCTGGAGTGCTTGGCGCGAGTTTGCCAACGCGATCGTGCGGGGTCGTGGCTTCCAGTTCAAGACGGTGGCCACCAGCACCGACCCGACCCAGAACATCCTCATCGAAGAGCTTGGCGCAGAACTTGAGCTGCAGCAGCGCACCGAGCAATCAGCGGCGCTGACAAGTGGCGCGGGTGCGTATACGGCCACCTTCGCTAATGCCTTCTTCGAGGCGCCCAGTGTCGGCGTGACTGGTTTCGACATGGCCACCGGCGACTACTTTGAAATCTCCTCTGTTGCGCGGACAGGGTTTGCAGTAACCTTTAAGAACAGCGCCGGCAGTGCCGTGAGCCGCCAGTTCACCTACACAGCCATCGGGTTCGGGAGGCAGATCTAAGGCATGGCTCAGCACGACTACAACTTGGCCAACCAGTCCGGCCTTGCCTTCCGGCAGGATCTGAACAACGCGCTGGCGGCGATCGTCAGCCAGAACAGCGGCGCATCAGAGCCCAGCACCACCTACGCCTATCAGTGGTGGGCGGACACCACCACGGGCCTGCTGAAGCTGCGCAATGCAGCAAACAGCGCATGGATCACGATTGGCACGCTGGCCAGCGCGAACCTTGGCCTAGCACCAGCCGCCAGCCCGACCTTTAGTGGCACTGCCACGTTTACCGGCAACGTGCTGCTGAGCGGTACCGGTGTGCTGGACTTGCCGGTTGGCACAACAGCCGAGCGCCCCGGATCGCCCACTTCGGGCATGATCCGATTCAACACCACGCTCAGCCAGTTCGAGGGCTACAACGGCACCGCATGGTCGCAGGTGGGCGGAGGTGCCACGGGCGGAGGTGCTGACACGGTGTTTCTGGAGAACAGCAACACCGTCACCACCAGCTACACGCTGAGCACCGGCAAAAATGCGGTCTCGGCCGGCCCCGTTACGATCAACGCAGGCATCACGGTCACCGTGCCGTCCGGCGCCAGCTGGGTGATCGTCTAAATCACCGGACACCGCCATGACCCTCAGACTCAACGGCTCCACCTCCGGCTTCACCGAGATTGACGCTCCGGCGGTGGCGGGATCGAACACGCTCAGGCTCCCCACCGGCAACGGCAGCGATGGCAACATCCTCGGCACCGATGGCGCTGGCAACCTGAGCTGGGTGAATGGCCGCATGGTGCTTGAGACCGCCAAAACCGCAACCGGCACCAGTGTGGATTTCACCGGGATTCCGAGCTGGGTGAAGAAGATCACAATAATGTTCAACGGGGTGAGTACGAACGGGACAAGCAATGTTGTAGTGCGGCTCGGAACATCTGGGGGTGTTACAGCTTCTGGATATCTTTCGGGAACCGGATACATTTACGTTATTGCAAACAACACCCAGGCATTCCAGGAAACTACCGGCTTCTTGACTTGTGTATCAGGCTCGCCGGCAATGGTTTTTAGCGGGGCGCTTGTATTTACCAATCTTTCGTCAAATACTTGGGTGGCTGCGGGTACGTTGTATCGGTCGGATGCTGGTCAAATGCACATGCCCAGCGGCACTGTCACCCTCTCCGGCACCCTCGACCGCCTGCGCCTGACCACTGTGAACGGCACTGACGCCTTCGATGCGGGCAGCGTTAACATTCTCTACGAGGGCTGATCATGAGCACACTCAGCACCACTAACCTCAAGAACCCCAGCGCCGGCAGCAACAACATCGTGCTCGGCACGGATGGCAGCACCCGCGTCACCACACTGGCCGACAGCGCCGGCGCCAACACCAGCACGCCGGCCGAGATCGCATCAGGTCGCGCAAAAGCCTGGGTGAACTTCAACGGCAGCGGCACTGTGGCGATCAGGGCAAGCTACAACGTGAGCAGCATTACGGATAACGGGGTAGGAGACTATACGGTGAACTTTGCTGCGGCGATGGTGGATGCAAATTATGCAACGGCAGGTTCGGGCAGGTCTACTGGGATTTCAAATGGAGTTACCCTTGGCACCATAACCTGCTCAACATCAAATGTTCAGGTTAGCACTACCTCTGGTTCTGCCAATAGTGTCATAGACACTAATGATATTAGCGTCGCCATCTTCCGTTAATCCACCATGAAAACCTCACGCATTGTCTACAGGAACGAATCCGGCGGCGTATCCGTTATCACCCCCACTGGCTCCGTTGAGCTGGCACTGAAGGATGTCCCCGAGGGCGTCCCCTACGAGATCGTGGACGCCGCCGAGGTCCCGGCCGATCGCACCTTCCGCGGTGCATGGGTCATGGGTGACTGCTGCATCGATCACGATCTCGAGCGCTGTCGCGAGATCGGCCACGACAAACGCCGCGTGGCTCGAGCGGAGGAGTTCAAGCCCCACGATGAGCTGATCGCCAAGCAGATCCCCGGCGCCGATGCAGCAGCAGCTGAAGCGGCTCGCCAAGAGATCCGCGACCGCTATGCCTTGGTACAAGAGGCGATCGACGCAGCTGAAGATCCGGCGGCCATCAAGGCCGCTCTCGGAATCTGATGGCCGTCCGCAGCAAGCAAGGCGCCGCACGCCTCGACCATCAGCCGGGGGCACCTAAGACCACCCGTCAAGGGTTCGGCCAGCGCTCGCGGCCACGGCGCCGCGGGAAGAAGCCCCTCAGAGGGCAGGGCAGGTAATGGATCCTCAGGCCCGCGAAAACTGGCGACGCATCCGCGATCACCTCGAAGCCGTGGGGAAGACTGAGAATCACTACTACAGGCGCGCTCTTGCCATCCTCGCTGGAAGGCCTGATCCCTTCGATCGTTACGATGGGAGCGTGCCCGGATCAGCCGATGGCGGACGAACCTAAGACGGTCGGCGGCGTGTTCGCTGCTTCCCTCCCGGCAGCACTCGGCGCCGGCATGTTCGCCATTGGCGCCCTCCTCATTTCGCTTCAGGTGCAGTTCGCTCGAGTCGAGGCCACCGTGCAGCAGATGGCTCAGGCCGTCGAAGAACTAAAGACAGACAGCAAGGCAGAGCTCACCCAGCTGGATCAGCGGGTGCGCTCCCTTGAAATGCGCAAGTAACGTGAGGCCATCGACGTGGACATCATGAGCCCCGAGACTGCCGCCATCATCGCCATCGTCATCGCTGCCGGCAGCGAGATCATCGCACTCAGCCCGCTCAAGTCCAACAGCTGGATTCAGCTGCTGCTGCAGGCCGGCCGGCTGGTGTTCCCCAAGCGCCGCTAACTCATGGCCAACCCTGCACCGATCACGCTGGAGCAGCTCTTCAGGTTCTACCGGGGCCTCCCGCATCAGGCCGCAGCGATCGAGACCCTCGAGCAAGATCTCGCCACCAACGGCTACGCGGTCGCCATGCGGCGCGATCGGGCATGGTTCAACACATGGAGCCAGGACGGCAAACAGGCAGACCTGGCCGCTGCACTAAAGCTGATCAAGGATTTCGAGGGCTGCCACCTCGACGCCTACCCCGACCCGCTCAGTGGCGGTGACCCCTGGACGATTGGATATGGCACCACCCGCTACGGTGACGGCCGGCCGGTGAAGCGCGGCGACAAGATCAACGCGATCGAGGCTGATCTGCTGCTCCGCCAGGAGGTGGACCACATCGCCGCCAAGCTGCGCGCCACCGTGCCCTACTGGGGCGAGATGGCCGATCACCAGAAGTGCGCGCTGGTCAGCTTTGCCTACAACCTCGGCACCGGCTTCTACGGCGCCAAGGGCTTTGAGACGATCAGCAAGCGGCTGCGCGAGAAGGACTGGGCTGGCGTGCCTGATGCGCTGCTGCTCTACCGCAACCCCGGCACCAACGTGGAGGCCGGCCTGAAGCGGCGCCGCATTGCGGAAGGTGACCTCTGGGGCCGCGACAAGCAGACCACCGGTCCGGTCTCGGCGATGTTCACCCCCGAGTCGCCCTTCAGCTTCAAGATCACGCCGCACATCACCTACGGCGAGTTCGCGCTCGGCCAAGAGGCGCGGCGCTTCGATCATCAGCACCAGTGCGACACCGCCACCAAGCTGGCGCAGTTCCTCGAGAAGGTGCGCGCGCAGTTCGGCGGCCGGCCGATCGTGATCACCTCCGGCTACAGGCCCGCGGCGATCAATCGGGCAGCAGGTGGCGCCAGTCAGTCGGAGCACCTTTACAACGCCATCGGTGTGGGTGCGGTGGACTTTGCCGTGACCGGCGCGGACATCTACGCAGTGCAGGACTGGTGCGATCAGCACTGGCCCCACAGCCTCGGCTACGGCGCACCCAAGGGCTTCGTCCACCTTGGCATCCGCCAGGGCGGGCCTAGGCTCCGGTGGGTCTACTGACGATCGCGTGCCGCTTCCCGACTACGAGCTCCACCACCTCTGCCGCACCCACGCGATGGTGGTGCCGTTCGATCCCGAGCTGATCAACCCGGCGAGCATCGACGTGCTGCTCGGCGATCGCATCATGATCGAGGTGCCCGGCACCCCCGAGCTGCAGATCCACGGCATCCACGACCACACCGCCGAGGACCCCTATCTGCTGCAGCCGGGTGAGTTCTGCCTGGCGGAGACGCGCGAGATCTTCAACCTGCCGGACAGCGTGGCCGCGCAGTTCGTGCTGAAGTCGAGCCGCGCGCGCGAGGGCCTCGAGCACCTGCTTGCCGGGTGGTGCGATCCTGGCTGGCATGGCAGCCGGTTGACGCTGGAGCTCAGCAACGCGCGCAGGAAGCACCCCGTCGCGATCTGGCCCGGCATGAAGATCGGCCAGATGGTGTTTCACCGCATGGAGGCCATCCCTCACCGCTCCTATGCGGTCACCGGCCGCTACAACGGCGATGAGGCCGTCACCGCCAGCAAGGGCTAAGCTGACCTTGTTGGTGGAAAGCATACTCGGCGGCCGAAGTGACATCCGGCCGCTTTTTTATGCCATGGCCTGCAGCGCTGCCCTGCGCAGCCGGTGGATCTTGCCGGGGGCTTCGGCCGGGTCGTCCAGCTGGATCATGCGGAAGTCATCGAGGCCGTGGGTCTCGGCAAAGTGCTGCGCGGCGATGTGGGTGGTGAACGGCCCGACGTGCCAAGGGCCGATCTCGATGGCGTAGGTCATTTCAGGGATGGGTTGCGTTCGGCAGCGGTCAGGCTGGGGTGGTCGTCGTCGTCATCCTCGGGCAGATCCTCGGGGATGTCGTCGTAGTCGGGGTCGAGTTGGGTCATGGTGAGAGGGCCGCCGAAGCGGCCCGGCAGGGGTCAGCGCCCGAGGCAGCGGCTGGCGTGCTGTTCGGAGACCCAGCCGCCTTCCTCGCCAGGATCAGGCAGGGCTGCTGTGGGCAGCTGGCGCACCCAGACCATGCCGGGCTGGGGCTCGCGGTGGCCCTCGATCACCTCGGCCCACATCACGGCGCCGGGGAACCAGCTGGGCATGTGGGGCATGTCCACCCAGACCTTCTGGCCGACGTGGAGCGCTTCGCCCATCTGATCGAGAAGTTGAACCATGGCGTCCTCCGCCTGAACTGAAAGAACTATACGCCACCGGCAGCGCACCATCCCCGATCTGCCAAGCCCGTTCACAATCGTTCACACGGGTTTCCGTCGCTACCGTGGGCCAAGCCGGGGCCCCGCCCATGCGCGCGCACATCGCCGAGATCACCGCCAAGGTGCTCATCCGCAGCGACACCGACCCCGACCAGCTCCCCGCCGACCTTTACAGCCAGATCGCCGAGTTTATCCACTCAGAGGATGACCTCCTCGACCTGGCCATCGAGCTGTTCACCCTGCCCGAAGACATCGGTGGATCGGCACCACATTGATGAGACCCGGCTGGTCACCCGCAGATCCGCGCGCGATCAGGTGCTGCTCGCCTGGAGCTACCGCTGCGCATACTGCGGCGATGACCTCGGCCGGAGCCCGACGCTGGATCACGTGGTGCCCAAGGTCCACGGCGGCCTCACGGTGCGGGAGAACCTGATCAGCTGCTGCCTCATGTGCAACAGCCAGAAGGGCCACAAGGACTGGATCGACTGGTATCGAGCCCAGCCGTTCTGGTCCGCGATGGGCGAGTGGGCCATCGCGCGCTGGGTTGCAGGGCAGGGCTAAGATTCGGATCCAATGACTTTGGAGTCACTGGGCATTCCGCAGCGGGGAGGCTGCGGTGAGGCCGGCACCTCGTGAGGACCGGCCACCTCCCCACCCCATCACGGCAGGATCTTGGACGCCAGCCACAGCGCGAGGCAGCACGCCACGACGTAGCCCACCAGCAGCTGGATCATGAGGGGCAGCGTCATGGCTGAGGCAGCGGATTGATCACGGCATGATCGCCGATGATCCGCAGTGCAGCCCGGTTGTAGGCCTCGGCGGCCTCGCACTCGGTGGCGTAGGTGCCTAGGTAGTAGCGGCGGCCGCGGTAGCCCAGGGCAGCGCGCCACGGCAGCTTCGGATTGCTTGAGCGCGACACACCGCGGTAAGGGCTGGCGGCTCCGGCACGCTTTGGTCGGTTGGCCTGCGTGAGGTAGTAGGCCTCTGCGGACATGGTGCTGTGGATGTAGCCCATAGGGTCAGCGAGCGAGAAGGTGGTCTAGGTAGATCTCGGCCTGCCAGAGGTCGGAGCTGTAGCGGCAGGTGCCACCTGCACAGCTGCGGTAGTAGAGCTCCCCACCACCGGCTGGCTCGAGCGTTTCGATGTAGCCGGCGCCGCGATCATTGCGGCTCAGAACGATCGGCTCCGATGAAGACATCACACCGCGCGGCAAACCTGCCACCAGTTTGGCGAGCCTCAGGAAAGCCCAGCGCGCAGCCCTTCCGGGTGAGCTCCCACTGCTGGCAGTCCCAGCACATCCGCGGCGAGCTCGCCGGCCGGATCCGCAGCACCGCGGCCTGGTAGATGCGCTGAGCGCGCAGGAGCGCCTCCTGCAGTTGGATGGTGCCCGTATCAGCCTCCAGCTGGTGCTCGGCTCTGGGGCCGAGGTTCACCCGACAGTGCCACGTCCGGTCTGCACGATCGCAGAACAGCAGCAGCCGGCCGGCGTGGAGGCTGATCATTCGAACTCGCCGTAGGCCGGGGAGTGATAGAGCCGCTCGAGCAGGTGCGAGGCCGGTTCATCCTGCTGGCCGCTGGTCACGTAGCAGGCGACTTCATCACGCTGGTCCGCGGCGACGAACACCTCAGGCCAGTGCAGCTCCTTCACCACCACCAGGCTGGTGCGGTGGCTGCGCACCAGGATCCACAGCGCCAAGCGCTCGATCAGGTTCAGGCTGGGCAGCTGCATCATCCCTCCAGTTTGCCGATCAGGCGGTCGATGTACCACCGGCATTTCTTGGCATCCTCGAGCGAGTTGCCTTTGCACCAGAGCCGAAGCAGATACTTGAGCGCTTGGCCCTGCAGGTAGGCCGGCACCATGTGCGGCGCATCGGCCATGGCAGCCTCGATCACGTCGATCGCTTCCACCGGGCCGCGCTTGTAGTGGTCGGGGTT